TCCCTGAGCCGCACAGAAGATGAGATTCCTAAAGGGGAGATCGAACACATTCTGCGCGTTCTCAAGGCTCAGATTGAAATGGTTGATAAGGGTTTGGAGGATTAAGGTTTTAGGGCGCTCAGTAGTGCAGACTGCTGGGCGTCCTTTTCGCCAAGCACTGAGATGACACGTTCGTCAATGCACCCACTAGCTACAATATGTACAATACGCACAGGCTTGCTCTGTCCCTGACGATGCAAACGCGCATTGAACTGCTGGTAAAGTTCCAGCGACCAGTTCAAGCTAAACCACACAATCATCGAGCCACCGCGCTGTAGGTTTAGACCGTGGCCGGCGCTGGCTGGATGAGCAAGCAACATCCTGATCTCGCCATTGTTCCAGTCCTTGACGGTCTGCGGCTCTTTATCTAGCACCCTGGCGAACGGAAACTTCTTGAGCAGCCGCTCAAGATCGGTCTTGTAGTTGTAAGCAACCAATAGGTTCTCGTTCTCGTTCTGCTCAACGATCTCGGCTAGGGCATCCAGCTTGACGCTATGCACCTCAGACCAGTTGCCCATATCATCCGTATAGACCGCTCCATTGCTGTACTGGAGCAGCTTATTGGCCAGCACCGCCGCGTTCATCGCTTCGACCTCTTCGCCATCTGGCAACTGAGCCAGCAGTGTCTGCTCAAATTCGCGGTATGCGCTTAAAGCGGCTGGTGGCAATTCTACTGGCTCAATAATGTCGATCCTGTCGGGCAGTTCGAGATAATCCTCTGCGGACATTGACAGCACCATTGGCTGAAGTAGATCGTGAATGCGATCCGCAGCGCCCTCACGGGGTTTGAATTTGTAACCCATGTAGTCCTGTTCGAAGAATCGCTGCTTGTAAGCGGTCATGGTCTTACCGAGCGTGTTGCCGTAGTCGATCAGATAGAACTGGGACCATAGATCGAGCAGACCGTTTGGGCTTGGTGTCCCGGTGAGCAGGATCATGTAATTTGTCTGCGGCAGCGTCCTGCGCAGCGCCTTGAAGCGTTGGCTGGATGGGTTCTTAAAGCTGGACGCTTCGTCAATCACCACGCAGTCGAACGGCCAGGTGTTACCATAATGCTTAACCAGCCATGGAATGTTCTCACGGTTGATGACGTAGATGTCCGCATCACGGTGCAGGGCAGACAGACGCTGGCGCTCAGAGCCTGTGCAAACGGCAATGTCGAGATGCTTGAGGTGCCGCCAGTTCGATGCCTCCTGCTTCCAGACGGTATTGGCCACGCGGAGTGGAGCGACAACGAGTGTGCGCTTGATGGCGAAGCTATCAATTAGGTCTGATAGGGCCGATAACGTGGTGACCGTCTTGCCCAATCCCATGTCGAGCCAGAGCGCGCAGCGACCACGGCTGGTGATGAAGTCGATACCCTTGCGCTGATATTCGTGAAGGTCAGATTCCGAGAGCATCGCAAGCACTTTCTACTGAGTCGCATACATGGACCGTGCAGCCCTGAACGCACAGCCGGTCGATCATTCGCCGCTGCAACTTGGTCGGCCTCGCCCCTGGGGCCTTGAACTCAATGAACACGATCTCACCGGCCTTGATAAAGATGCGATCAGGCACACCGCGCTGGGCCGGTGAGACAAATTTGAACACCAGCCACCCGGCCTTCTTTGCCAAATCGCAAGCCTTCTTTTCAATGTCGCGTTCGCGGATCACAAATACCCCACTTCACATAGCAGCCGTTCAGCCTCGACTTCATAGACCCGATAGTCAATGTCTGTCGGAAATATCTCAGGCAATTCCATTAGCGGCTTTGTGCCTTGGCTCTTAGGCACCTTGTTGCCGTTCTTGCGATAGTTGATCGTCTGATCTGACGGTACGCTAGTAGCGTAATAATAGCGAACAGCCTTGCCCAAATACTCATCGTTCCAGACCGCGCCGCCTGTGACTCTGCGCACAACGACGAACTTTTCAACATTCCGGCAATTCCGGATAGTTCGTTCAATCGGAGTGCCTTTGGCAATGCGCTGGGCAGCAGCCTCATAGATGATCGGGCAGTCTGGGTTCTTAGCCAAACTAGGCGGGGCAAAAATTCCCTTTCCTTTAATGCCGCCATCCAATTTGACCGCCACATAGTTATTCACATCGCGGCTGGCCAAACAGCGGTAGTCAGTCCGCTCCAGTTCGAAGCTGGTGTCAAGCATCCAATCCCAAGCCACACCGGCCATTGCGCTCTCAAACGCCTTCTCGGCATACAAAACAATGCCGTCCGTATTGGCGCTGACCACCCTGATCCCGGCATCCTCCATGCGCTCGATCAGCATGAGCAGGGCCAACTGGCCGGTCAGCGTGGTCTGGATCAGAAGCTGCGGACTGTAGAGAAAGCTATACTTGCTACCCAATTTGCCAAACGCGCCGTTGATCGTGATCTTGAGCGTGTCAGCAGTCACCTTGTCGCCCGTGCGTTTTGCCTCCAAGCGGCGATCCACAATGGACTCAAACACAGTCAGGAAATCATCGCCAAGGTGCTTAGGCGCAAGGCGCTGGGCTAAGATGATGTTGGGATAGTAGCTGGCAACGTCCCAGTCAGCGAGAAAGTGACCTTTGTCAGCCTCAATGAACTGCCGCTTTTCGCAGCTATGCAAACCGCCCATACCCATCTGGTATTCAGCCTGGCCGATCTTGATCCGCTCCTGCTTCAACCAATCAGGCATCTCGACAGAGCCGTTTGCCGCCAAGCGAAAGTCGGTCGCCAGCACTTTGTCGTAGACGGCCTGTAACTGCTCTGAGCGAAACAGGATCGTATCGTTCGCTTGGTAGCGGAATGTAATCGATTTCTTGATTGATGGTTTCGACACTTCGCATTCGGATATCCGTTCGATCTCAGAACGGATCACCACTTCTGCGATCTGGGCATCGCTCTTGCTGCGAAGATCAGAGCCATATTGCTCCGACATCCTCTCGCGCAGTTCGATCTGCGGTGTCAGATGCTTGTACAGCAGTGCCGTAGTTTCCAGATCGTTGATGCAGTATTGGCGCAGCACCTCGCGCTGCTCAGGTGAGATCAGTGCATCCGGCTCAATGGGAAGGTCCTGCATCTTGGGGGCGTTCAGCCGCCCGCCGTAAATCTTGAGCGATGCCGAGCCTATGGCCAGTTCGATCAGATCGATATGGTCCCAGGTCTTAGGTATGGTTACATGTAACTGCCAGTGTGGAACATTGTCCACGATGATCGTGTCGGACAGCGCCTTGATACCGGCGCAATCGTAACCGCTCACCGCAGCAGCAATGATCGGAAGATCGTAGTTTTTAGAATTAAAGCCGATAGTGGTATTGCGCTGCATCAGCGCCTTTATGCCAGACACATCTAGGTCATGGCCGTCGTACATCTCATAGGCTTTGGTCTTGCCGCTCTCGACATGGAGAGCGGACAAAAGGAAATAGTTTCGGTAAACTTCACAGTCTAAAATAATCACAGAGGAGTAGCCTCAAAAAAGTGGGTGCGGTCGACCCGATTCAACCGCACCCTGATGGGACTCCGCCGAGAGGCCCCATCAAAACTCAGAAGTCGAAATCGTCGTTGTCGTCGCTATCACCAAAATCGTCAAAGTCATCAGCCTTGACCGAGACACCGCCACCGCCAAACGACTCGCCATCCTTGTGGAACTGGATACCAAGCAAGTTCGCATTGATGCGCTTGCCATAGTTGTTATCCTGCGCCCACAGTTCGATAATCGCGTTGACGTAGCAGCCGCCATAGATGACGCTATCGTCCTCAGTCAGCGGGGTGCGGTCCTTATTGATGACCATGGGACGCTTACTGTTTGAAGCCTTCAGGCTCATGTGGCCTTCGTAGCCTTCGTATTCGGCAAGGTCGCCATCGCGAAGACAAATCTTGTCGGGTGCCAGCTTTGCACCCTTGAGATCGTTCTTGATCTTACCAGCAACAGCCGCCTTAATCTCTTCGATCAGCGCAGCGTGATCTTTCTTGCTGAGAAGAAAGGTCGCCTCATACTTAGTTTCATTTCCGTTAAAACTGGCCTTGTGGAAGACCGAGGGAAAGGAGAGGCGGACATTGGGAAGTTTGATCTTCATTTTTCGTTCCTTTGGTTTTTAGGCTTTGCATTAGACAATGCGTGTTAAGCGTAGTTCATCAAGATTGACAATACAAGCCTAAAAATCGTCAATCGAGATATTTATTGCTGGGCGCGGATCGTCCGCTCCAGCCAAGGTAGGTTCGCCCTTGGGCTTGACCACCAAGTCGGCAATTTCTTCAATGCGCTTGCGGCCAAGAATCTTCTCGGCCTGCGCTGGCGAGATCAGTTTGCGCGTGTATGCCTGATCGCCAAACAAATCAGCCAGCTTACCTTCTACGGCTGGGTCTGTGGCCCATGCGCGATTGGATCGACCGGAAACTAGCTTGAATCCTGGAAACGATTCGCCCGCTTCCAACTTGTCCTTGACGTGGCCTTCTATTGCATCTAGCCAACTGACGATCAGCTTCTTGTTGTTCAGCACCCGGCTAATCTGCTCAGGCTCAAGACGATTGACCGGGGTTAGCTGGTTGAAGCTATCGAAATCAACCATCAACGTCTGCTCGATATGGGCCTTCAGCGCAGCGCATGTCGGCTTGGCCTTGCAAAACTGGCATTGCTTCTCGCCAGGATTAAACTCTGCATCCGGCTGGCAAGCCATCTCCGCTCGCTGCTTGGCGTACTCACCCCACTTTAGCAGATCGTCAAGGCTGATCTCCCAATGCTCAGGCGAGTCGGTAACACGTGGCTGGACAATCGAGATACGAACCCGCTTGATCTCGGCCAATGCGCGAAACTCAGAGTAGGCACCCAAAGCGTAAAGCAGACCCTGGCTATTTTCGACAGGGGATACTGCCACGCCTTTTCCGTACTTTAGATCGATAACGTGAAGCAGATCATTATGTATGATGATCGCATCGCAAGTGCCAAAACCTTCTGGCACCCAGTCGCTAAAGTCTACGCGCACTTCAATGCCAAGGTAAGCATCGCGGTGATCGTGATAGCGCACATAGTCGAGATAGTCCTGCACATACTCGGCCATCTCGCGGGTGACTTCAGCATGTGTCTCAGGTAGAACCTTGCCGATCCACTCCTCGGCATCGCACTTTTCCTTTAGGCATATCTCGCCAAGTTCATGCGCCGTTGTGCCTTCAAACGCATGGGGTGAACCCTTGTCGGGAATAGCCCGCTCGGCCTCAACCGAAGCTGGGCAAGCCATCCAGCGATGTGACCCACTGGCGCTTAGACGGGCGTGGGCTACCATCAGAGCATCGCCTTGATCGCATTAGCCAGTTCAGGCAGCTTGTCCTTGGGGACATCCTTTATCAGCGTTGCGCCAAAGGCGCTTAGGGCTTCTCGGATTTTGTCCTTATTTGCCTTGTCGGCCCGCGATGCGCGTAGAGCCAAAGCCTGAACGGCTTCTGGAGTATATTCTTCAGTTTCTGCTTGTGACTCTTGTGCTGGTGCTTCTTCAACAGCTTTGTCCTCAACCTTGACCACATTGGCCTGTGGCTGAGATTGCGCCGCCTGCATGGTTTGGATCAAGGTATGAATGGCCTTGGTCAACTCTTCGATTTTGGTTTCTAGCATTTCATTTCCTCTTGCTTTGGTGTTGAACTGCGCTTAACACTAGCGGATCAATTCCAATGAGGCAAGGGGCATGTTGAAAGAAGTTATCGAGTGGTTTGGCTCACAGGCTAAACTCGCCCGTGCGCTACAGGTGCATCGCGCTGCGGTTAGCCATTGGGCTGCTCGCGGCTGGTTACCGCCTAAGCGCGCTGTCGAGATCGAGATGTTGTCAGGCGGGAAGTTTAAAGCAGTAGACCTTACCAAAACCAAGGATTGAACATGGAATATGAAATTTCGCTTGGCGTCGATTTCGGGACGGTCAAGCACAAGGTCGTTAGCTGGGACGGCATCGTTAAGCGCCTGAGCCACCATGAGGTCGCGCTGGAGAAGGGTGGATCGTACCTGGTCGGTGGGGCGTTCAGCACGTCAGAGCGCAAGGAAGAGAATCTCCTGTACCGTTCGCTGATGACACTGGACATCGACGAAGTGGACATGACGATTGACGATCTGGAGTTCCTGCTGGTTACCCGGATCGACTGCGCGTTCGTGGCCTATTCGACATTCTCGCACCAGCCGGATAAGCCCAGGGTCCGCGTAATCATTCCCTTGTCGCGTAATGTCACGCCGGATGAGTATCGTGAGTTGTCGCGTGATTTCGGCTCTGCGCTGGACATTCCGCTCGACGCTTGCTCGTTCATCCCCAACCAGTTCATGTATCTGCCCACTTGCCCTGATTTGTCGGTTGCATGGACCTATGCGCAGGACGGCGAGCCTCTGGCCGTTCCCGACACAATCGTCACCGCGCCGGTACATGACAGTGGCGGGGACGATCTGGAGCGCGTCCTCGCCAACGAACCGCTCGATCTGAGCGACGATGAGATCGATGCTTATCTAGCTGCCTACGATCCTGACGTGCTGGAATACGACCAATGGCTGCTCGTTGGGTCCGCCCTGCATCATCAGTATCGCGGAGATATGGTAACCGGCTACGACCGCTGGCTGCAATGGTCTGAGCGGTCGAGCAAGCACGATCCCAAACAAATGGTCAAGAAGTGGAAGTCATTCGGCAACTCTGTCCGCGTCGTGACCTTCGCTTCTGTGATTTACGCAATCAAGCTGGCCGGTGGCCAGACGATCAAGAAGGCTGATGGCGAGGTGGCTGTTGTTGGCTCGGTCGAGAGCAAGGCGTTCGAAAAGCTGGCCGAAGACGCTGCGGCGATTGAGGACATGGAAGGCTACGACAAGTTCAAGAAGCGCATCCAGCGCATGAGCCTTCACGTCCTGCCACTCGACAAGCGTTCGCTCCTTGCCGCCGAAGTGTTTGACGCTTGGGGCAAGGAGCGAGGTCTGACCAAGACAGACATTAAAAGCCAATTGAAGCCCGCCAAGGGGACAAGCGTTGTAGAAAAAGTCGATGTGCCGGAATGGGTGGCCGATTGGGTCTATGTCGAAAAGACCTGTGAGTTCTACCACACCACCCAGCACTACTCGATCAAGCGCGAGGCGTTCAACTCCAAGTATGGGCGCGAGACTGAATGCTTGGACGGTGACATGTTACCATCCAGCTTCGCTCTGAACCATTGCAAAATCGACACCGTGGTCGATGTGATGTTCTGGCCGTCTGGAGGTATGTTCTTCACCCATGACGGAAAGCGGTTCCTGAACAGCTACCGAGAAAGCGGTATCGCGCCATGCGAGGTACTGGATGATGACGGACAGCGCGTGGTCGATATGTTCATGGACCATGTGCGCTTGACGCTGGGGCGCGAAGAGGAACAGCGTCTACTGATCGACTTCATGGCTTGGGTGGTTCAAAAACCCGGTCAGAAGATCAACTGGGCGCTGCTCGTTCAAGGCGCACAGGGTGTCGGCAAGTCGTATTTCGGCGTAGTGATGCAGAACGTACTGGGCCACATGGCCAAGAACGTCGAGCCTATGTCGCTGGCGGGCCGCTTTACCAGTTGGGCGCATGGTTCGCTGCTGGTCATCATTGAGGAAATCCGCATTGCCGGTGAGAACCGCTATGAACTGGTGGACCGCCTGAAGCCGTTTATTTCCAACACTGCTATCCAGATCGAGGAGAAGGGGCGCGATCAGCGCACGGTGCCTAACTTCACCAGCTACATGATGTTCACCAACCACAAGGACGCTCTGCCGCTCTCTGAGGGGGATCGGCGTTATGCACCGCTGTTCTCGCGCATTCAGTCTGAGCAGCAGCTATTTGCTGAACTGGGCGGTGCTGCTGCGGCTGGGGATTACTTCACCAGGCTGTTTGATGAGAGCGAAAGGCGAGCAGACGCACTGTCCTATTTCCTGCGCAACTGGAAGATCAGCGCAGAGTTCAATGCCAAGGGTCGTGCGCCGCATACCGCTGCACGTCAGGAGATGATGAACTTGGCCGTATCACCAGACAAGGCCATGATCGAGGACGCGATTGAAAAGCACAACTGTGCGGTCATCAATACCGACATCGTTGATGTGACTTGGCTTGGTCGCCTGTGCGAGATGGAGGGTGAAGGTCTACCAAAGACACGCACAATCAGCGCGGTGCTTTTGGAACTGGGCTATAGGCAGTTGGCGGCGCGGCGGGTCAAGATCACGAAGACTAATAGCTTGCACTATGTGTGGTTCAAATCCGGTTCGGAGGAGGACGTAAAGCGCATCGTTCAGGACTACCACAAGGGGTCTTCAGACTGTCCGTTTTGATGGTGCGCAATAGGAATCGTATTGCGCACCAAGGGGATTATCGTGGTGCGCAATAGGTGTTCGGTCAAACATTGCGCACCAACATTGCGCACCGCCAAAATCTCTTTTATTATCATGTATATATCTCTATATTTTTCTTTAGGTGCGCAATAATAGATATATATACCTTTACATGAGAGACGTATATTTTTAACGTAAAACATAGGTTTTTAGGGGGTAGGTTTTTTTTTTCGTAGGATTAGAGAGAGTATAGGAAACTTTGCGCACTTGCGCACCTGGAGGTACGATGGATAGAATTAACCCTGCTCTCAGGGACTGGATTTGGATCAATTTCGGATGGGATTTGGAAGGCCGTGAATGGGCCGAAGATGACATCTGGTTTTAGGAAGGAAGATTTAGGATGGGTAAACGATCAAACTTTGAACGGGTTGAGCGGGACTACTACCCGACACCATATGAGGCTGTGGTGCCATTGCTGGAGCATCTCATGCCCAACACGGTCTTCGTCGAGCCATGCGCTGGCGATGGAAGACTGGTAGATCATCTGGAGCGGCATGGGCATCGCTGTGAGATCAGGGCTGACATCCATCCTATCAATGGGGCATGGTATGGGGATGCAAGGCATGATGATTGGTTTGATGATTTTGATTGCTTCATCACTAATCCGCCTTGGGATCGAAAAGTGCTGCATCCGATCATTGAAAACCTATCAAGGCAAAAACCAACATGGCTCCTGTTTGATGCAGATTGGATGCATACCAAGCAAGCAGCGCCGTACATGGATCGGCTGGAGGCCATTGTGTCTGTTGGCCGGGTGAAGTGGATTGAGGGATCGAAAATGACCGGAAAGGACAATTGCTGCTGGTATCTGTTCACCGATGTGCCTAACAATCACACTGAGTTTTATGGGAGGAAATAAGATGAGCGAGTTTAAGCCTGGTGAGTTTATTGAATCCGGTGACCCTCGTAGGCACCAAATAGGCGGTGACCACTACCGGACAAAAGCCGTACAGCCTTGGGATGCCATGGAGGCATGGCTAACTGAGGAACAGTTTATTGGCTTCTTGCGCGGCAATGCCATCAAGTATCTCGCAAGGGCTGGTTCTAAGGGTGATCCTGTGATAGATTACCAGAAGGCGAGACACTACTTGGATAAGCTAATCGGGGTTTTAGAGAATGGTAAATGACAATGACGAAACCTGTGAAAACTGCTTTTGGTATCGGGCAAGCCATGCTGGGACGCATGGTTACTGCCGGGTCAATCCTCCGGTGTTTACGAACCTTGATGATCGGGGGCATCCTCGTTTCTTCAACCCCGTTGTAAGCCCGCATAACTTTTGTTCGCTCTGGGAAGAGGCCGACTGATGCTTGCGTTGAAGGTCGATAATTCGGATTTTGATGCCAAGCTGCGTCAGCTTGCGGAAATGCCTGACATGATCCGCAAGGCGGTAGTTGGTGCGCTATCAGAAACGATTGACGATCTCATTCCGCGTCAGCGCATGGAAATGGGTCAGGTGTTCAATAACCCGACCCCATACATCACCAAGGGCATCAAGGGATTTTATCCTGGAGGCAAGGGCGGAGTGCGCGGTTTCCGAAAGGGGCGTACTGGGGCCAATGTAATGCAGGCTGGGACTTACTTTGAGTTCTTCCCGGTAGGCTCATCGCCAGAGGATATTGTCAAGCCGCATGTGTTTGGCGGCAGTCGGCGTATGAAAAACTCTGAGCGTCGGCTTATGGGCATTGGCAAGATCGGTGCCGGTGACATGACGGTCATGGGGCGTGATTACCCCAAGAACAACTCTGGTGACATCGCAGGCGCTCGCTATACCCAAATGCTTAATGAACTTGGCGCGCTGTCTGATGTGGCGCGCTCGTTCATGCCCAAGAGCCGTCAGAAGAACCGCAAAGGCACCAGCTACTACATGCTGACCAGCAAGAGCGGTGTTCCGGTCATTGTCGAGCGTAACGGTAAAAACACGCGCATCATGTTGGTTGTTGCAAA